ATACATAATTAATACAAAAAAATATGGTGACGAATTTTATTTGCAAAATTTACCTTGGAAAATAGACACGGGATATGAACATAATGGTGTAACTTTTGACGAAAAAGATTTTATTATTAAACATATGAATAAAGAAGAGTGTTTTGACATTTTAAATAAAATTAAAAAAGAGGTTAATTGTGATATTCTTGTAATTGGTCCATATATTTCAAAAAGAGTTCCTGATTTTGTTAATAATGAACGAATTGAGACGCAAAATATATTAAAAGATTTTTGTTTTTTACATGGTTGTGATTATTTTGATTTATCTGAAACCATTGAAAAACACGATGTGGAAACTGATGAAACCCACTTTAACAATTATGGAATTGAAGTTTTAAGCAATGAAATGTATAATTTTATAATTAAATAAAACTGCGCCACTAAAACTTCACCACAATGCTCACAATCTCCTTTTTGATACTCTTGCAGGCGGATATGGACAGTTCCTCCCGCTTCTTGCGTGTCTTATTGTCCGTTCCTGTGGAACTTCCTTCAGCATCCGGCGTCTTCTTCTTTGATATGCTGTTGCGCGAATTCATGTCATTCTCTATCGCCTCGAAATTCTCCTCAATGTATTCCAGAATTCGGTTCTCGATTGCCCACTTGAAGAAATTCAACTGCCCAATGGTCGTCACCAATCCTGTAGTCCTGGAATCATTGTAGGGAATGGTGATGCGGTCGCGCCTGCAAAAGGGGTCGAATCGGGATTTGTTATACGCCTTTAGTTCTAACTTGTAACTATTAAACACCTTGAATCGCTCCTTGTTTTCCTCTCCATTTATGACGGTGCTGCATCGCGTTTTTGCGGGAATCGTATAAACAGTGAAGTATTTTTTCGCGAAATTGGTCACAAACCAGTCGATGATACGCAGCGAGGTCTTGCTCTCGCCATTTACCACACCGACCATTTTGTCCATGTTTTCCTTGTCCGAATAGAATTCCATTAAATTTGTTAACAACAGTTCGTTCTGTGTTGGGGTTCTTGATGATGATAATGACATATTGTGATATTCTCTATTGCCCCGAATTCTCTATGTTCTTTATGTCTTTTGACATTCTAAATGCCAACTTGAAGAAAATTGGAAATAACATAGAACTACCTCTTTATTCTTCATATACACAATGACCACCCAATACATCATTTTGTCCAAGGACGATAGAGATGCCGTCCAAGACAATAAGAAAAATCAGTTTTTCCACATCAATCGCGCGCCCTGTTATTTTCTCCCCGCACATAACCACGAGTATTATGTAAAACACGGACTGTTTGAAAGCGGGTTAATCGAGTGGTGCAAACAGTTTTGTAATCCAAACAGCGTATTTTTAGACATCGGTGCTCATACAGGAACGTACGCCATCAGTTTGGCGCACTTTGCCAAGAAGGTCTACGCGTTTGAACCGCAACGAATGACCTATTATGCCTTGTGTGGCGGGGTTGCTCTATCGAATATGAATAACATCGATTGTATAAATTATGGGTTGGGGTCCGACGACCAGGTGGGAACACAGACGTTGAATTTGGTAAGCGCGGACGGAGGCGGATCTACATTACAGAAGGTTCAGTGTGAAATTATTGGAAAAGAACGCGTTGAGGTGCGCCGATTGGATGACATACAAATTCAGAGTCCGATTTCTTTTATAAAGATGGATATTGAAGGCAATGAATTGAACGCGATTAAGGGTGGCGTGGAGACCTTGCGTCGCAACAATTATCCACGAATCCTGTTTGAATCCAATTGCGAAAATGTTGAACTGTTCAAATTTATACAGGACCTCGGGTACAAAATTATCAGCGTGTCTGGCACATTTAATATGTTTTTGGCAACCAAAGAAGGACGCTAAATGACAATGACTGCGTCCAAAAGAAGGACGCTAAATGACAATGACTGCGTCCAAAAGAAGGACGCTAAATGACAATGACTGCGTCCAAAAGAAGGACGCTAAACCAAATAATCCTGTAAATAAAACCAATCATATATCCCTCGCGGAGATTTCACGCAGAAACACAATTCGGGTTGGTCAATATATATTGACGACATGATGGTCTGGTCCTTGCCTACAAATATGCCCCTGTCATAGAGGCGTTCCAACATTGCATAATATGCATCATGCCATTTTAAAATTGCGTCAGAAGACCCCGCAAAAATGGTGCCACCAATATAATCTATTTTTGATAAATCCTGGGTCAGTTCATTCAAAGGAAGAACCTCCAACAATAAAATGCGGTCTTCCGGAATCTTGTTGGCATCTGGCCACTTTATAAACCGCGTATTTGGCACCCTAAAACACCCAATGTCACACCACACAAATTTGGTATTGTGGGGTTCCTTGAATGATTTCTCAATCTCTGTTGCGCGCTTCAAAAAATTACTCTTCTCATTCCAAATCAAATACAATTCCACGCTGTGAATCGACCTTTCACGGTCTATTGAGTGTTGTGCTTTGAACATGTCTACATATTTGTAGCAATGAAATTCCTCGAATTTTGTTTGCACAATAATGGTAGGACACGGATTATTTGCACGCAGACTCCGAATTAATTTAAAGGATGCCGCGTCGCAGAAAATAATCATGCGATTCTGTATTGCCAGCATGTTTTTCATCCATCTTGCATAGGTTTCGTGATTTGCCTTGGATTTTGGTATATTAAAATACGCGGTCACAATGGTTGCCATTTAAATAAAGTGTGTCTATAAAAAGACACACTTTATTTTTCTATTTAGTTTTTTTAATTACAAGCAAATTGTTGTCAAATGTGTTTCTTCGAGATGGAATTTGCAATAATGTGAAATCCAACTCTGGGAACCTCAGTCTCCATTCCACAAGTTTTTTTTCAAACAGGTGTAATTCTTTCTTCATGATGTCCTCAATGATGAAATATCCACCAATGTTCAATTTGTGCACGCTGTTTTCGAAAAAACACGCATTGGCGTGATACTCGTGCAACCCGTCCTCCACAATAATGTCGAATCCGTCGACCAATTCTGTTTGATTCCACATCATTTTGATGATAACCGGGTTTGTTTGGTCACAGTAATATGTTTTTATGCGATCACTTTCAAACAGGATATTCATGTCGATGTCGGCACCATAGATTTTGGAATTGGGGAAAAACTCGCGCCACCCATACAATGATGCGCCTGGTTTGCCGTTTGCGCCCATGTTGGACGGCACGCTCAAATTATTAGTGCCCAAACCCAACTCGAAAATGCGCAATGGTTTATCCTGCATTTCCTTGAATATGCTGTGGTAAAATGTGGTGTAATTGTGCCAACATTGGGCAATATTGGTGTTTCCCTTGTCACTTCCATATCTGCCCATAATCTCACATAGAGGTGTCGTTGTGTTTTCGTCAAATGGGTACTGCATTATATTTATTATTTGGGAAACAGTTTATATGTCTTTTTTGCATATATTTGTTTATTTATTCCAATCCACGTTTTCATAACTATATTGGTTTGGCGGGTTCAACAATAGAGATTCTCTATCGTCCGAGATTTTCTTTATGATTGCGATGATGTAAACCGAATTCTGTGTGTTTATTTGCGTATTGTTTCGCCATCCATTGAAGGATTTCACATTGATCCAATTCTCTCTATCCGCGTTTACTTCGGCAAGATACAGTTCAAGCACTTCCATGCCATATTTTGGCGCGAATGCCGAGAGGAAAAATTCGGGACTAAATTGGTAGATTCCATGCCCCGAAAAATTGTTATTCACCGTGACCGAGCAATATATTCCACCTACCTCCATCATATCTATGATGTTTTCACAGACCTGGGGGCAATTGAATATATGCTCTATCGTGCCGCCGTCCAACACGTAATTGTACCGTGGTTCTGTTTTTGACAATAAAAACGGCAAGTTCAAATTGTGTATGATCGTTGCATTCTCATATGCCGAGTTGTCGATTGAATCCGCGACCGTGTATCCCATGTCTTTGAATAGTCCCTCGAAATATTCCCCGCATTCATGTAGGGGCGCATGTATGCCGTGTTTTTGAAACAGGCAGTGCATTAATTGGGGAGGTATGTGTATTTGTTGGCGCGCCAATGACATTACATTGTGTCGGTTCTCCCGGGGTAAATACTTGTGCGAGAGGATGATTGCCTCCAATACTACTTTGTCGATTCCCATTTTTTGTTGTATGTGCATATTGTGGTGTTGTTTCTATATTTATGTGTTGTGTAGTAATAATCGTTGTTTACAATATTTTTATGTGATCTTGCTTTGGGATTGCCCAAACCAAGATATCTTGGTCCTCCAACTGGAGGAGCAAGATTTTATTAACTATTTCAATTCATCATTTTAAACCTTTGCACTTTTAAAACGCCGATTATATAACCTGAAATCGCATTCGGCGATTTCTTGGATATAAAAGGTGATTTATCAGTTGCAAAGTGACAGTTACCTAAGCACGTTCAAAGATGCCGACCTCTGGTCGGCATTTAAAATGTGCAAAGGTGTAAAAAGCGCTCCTCCAATCGGAGGAGCGCTTTTTCTAAAGTATGCGGGTAAGGTTCTAATTCACTCTTTACCATTTACTTCCACCATTCGCCCCGCCCGTCTTCTTCACCGTGACTTGTCCGCCTTTTGCCTTCTTTTTGGCATTGGGATCATACTCGTCCTCGTCGTCGGACCCCAAATTCTTCGAAATCTCCCAGAACTCTTTGGAACCCAACTTGAAATCGGGTCGGTCCATTGCCTTGTACCAAAAGATTTGATCATTGATCTTGTTGGATTTGGCGTTATTATTGATGACCAGGCACTCATAATTCTCTGTGGTCTGGTCCATGATCGAGCAAAATGACTCGAGCGTTGGAAACATGGACGCATAATTTTCCCAAATCTTCTTTCGGTTGACCAAGTAATTTTCACGCAGAATGAAAACATAATCAATGTTTGTGCGCAGATTGGGTGGAATACCGAGCGGGTATTGCATTGTGATGATTAACATCACCTTCCAGTGACGCCCGTTCATAAACAGGGACCGCATCAACTTGTCCCGCGCCCACGTATTGTCATACAGGCAATCATCAAGAATGACGAAAGTGCGTGGATCAATCGTGGTTTTCTTATACGCCTCCATCTCCTTCTGCATCTGTTTCATCACGGTTTTCTGACGCCTTAGTACGTTCTCGATGAGTGCCGAATTGTATTCCTCGTGTATGAACAGTTTGGGCACCAGTTTGCCGTAGAAACCGTTACCCGCCTCTGTCCCGGATATGACGGTGCCAATCGGA